GTGGTCGTCCTGCCGACGTCCGGCACGGCCAGCGCCACCAACCCGTCCTACACGTTCCTCGCGCTGGTGAACAACCACATGCCGGTCGCGGGCGCCGTCGGCGACGTCGCGACGCTGTCGGTCACGTGGCCCACGTCGGGAACGGTCGTCAAGGCCTTCTCCTAGAAACAACCCCTGCCCCTGCCCCTGCTGGGGTTCCCTGCTGCCCTTGAAGGAGTTTCGACATGATGAGAATGGCGCTAGCGGTAGAGGATCTCGACGGTCGGGTGCAGCACGTGATGGTGTCTGCACCCGACCTCATCGCGTTCGAGCGCGAGTACGACAAGTCGATGACCGTGCTCGGCACCGGGCGGCTCGAGTACCTGTTCTTCGTCGCATGGCGCGCGATCACTCGGACGAAGCAGACCGACCTGGGCTTCGACGACTGGTGCGCGACCATCGCATCGATTACCGACGACGAGACGGCTGCCGAGGAGCTCGTCCCTTTGGAGATCAGTCCGCCCACTGGCTCGTCGCCCACCTTGCCTACGAGTTCCACCTGAGCCCGACGCAGGTGCTCGAGGAGTCCGACCGGATGCGCACGACGATGTTCCGCTACCTGCGCTGGAGATCCGTGCAAGGAGGTCAGTGATGGCGACTAGGACCACCGGCGTCCAGATCCTCGGCGTCCGCGAGGTCACCCGCGCGCTCGGGCAGGTTGACAAGGACGCGAAGAAGATCCTCGACAGGGGCGTCCGAAAGGCCGCCTCCGGGCTTGTCACCACGTCGCGCGGCTACGTCTCGACCGGCCTGTCCGGCTGGGCGCGGTGGGAGCGGACGACGCCCGGCTTTGAGCCGCTGAAGGTCAGGGGCGGCATCAAGGTGTCGCGCTCCGCAAACCGGAAGCGCGGGTCTACGACGGAGAACGTCGTCTCGGTCGTCAACTCGACGGCCGCCGGCGCGATCTGGGAGACCGCCGGCCGCAAGACCAGCGGCACGACGAAGTCCGGGAAGGCGATGATCGCGGCCATCGTGAAGCGCGATGGTCCGATCGTACGGTTCGGGCCGGGGCCGGCCGCTGGCCGAACCATCTGGCGCGCCGCCGCGGAGACCGACCTGGACGCGCTCCAGGAGGAGATGCGCAGGCTGTTCGACGAGGCGGGACGCGCCGCGTCCAAGAGGTTCCGAGAGATTGGGAGGGTCTGATGGCAGGCGGCATCGAAGTCCCGATCGTCTCGACGTTCAACGGCAAGGGCATCTCCGAGGCGCAGCGCGACCTCCAGCGCCTGCAAGGAAGCGCCGGATCGGCAAGCGGCGCCCTAGGGGGCTTCGGCACGTCGATGGTGGCCCTCGGCGGCGCGATGGCCGCCGCGTTCAGCGTCACCGCGATCGCCGACTTCTTCAAGAGCGCAGCCGAGGGGGCGCTCGCCGACGACGCTGCGATGAAGTCCCTCGCGGTCAGCCTTGAGAACGTCAACCAGGGCTACCGGGCGACGGACGTCAACCAGTTCATCGACTCGATGTCCCTGGCGTCGGGAACGGCCGACGACATCCTCCGCCCGGCCCTGCAGCAGCTCGTGACAGTCACTGGCGACGTGACGACCTCGCAGGGCGCGCTCAAGCTCGCACTTGACGTCGCGGCCGGATCCTCCAAGAGCGTCGCCGAGGTATCGGCGGCCCTGTCCGCGGCGTACGCGGGAAACTTCACGGCGATCACCCGGCTCAAGACCGGCATCGACGCGAACATCATCGCGAGCAAGGACATGAGCAAGATCACCGCGGCCCTGTCCGAGCGTTATGCCGGCCAGGCTTCTGCCGCCGCTGAGACGTATCAGGGGAAGATCAACCAGCTCAGCGTCGCCGCGAACGAGGCCAAGGAGACGATCGGCTACGCGCTGCTCGGAGCAGTGGACGACGTCTCGACGGCGATGGGCGGAACCGGCGGCGCGGCGCAGATGGCGCGCGAGATGGGGAACGGCATCGCCGGGCTCATCAAGAACATCGGCGACGCGGCTGCGCTCATAGCTAGCCTTGGACGATCGACTGATAACACTGCCGCGATTCAGGACGAGTACTCGACCAAGACGCTGCGCGAGACGGTGCGCGGCATGGGTCTTGTCGGGGCAGCGGTCTCCATCCTCATGGGCATCAACGAGGACAGCTCGCGCGCCGAGGGCGAGCACGCCAAGTCCCTTCAAGTCCTCTCGGACCGCTACCTCGGGCTCGCCAACTCAGCCGCAGCTGCAGCCGCGGCGATGGAGGCGGCCAAGCGCCAGAAGGCGATCACTGCTGCGGGCGACCGCTACACGGCACTCGCGCGCGCGGAGGACAAGAGCATTTCCTTCACGGGTGGCAACCTCTCCACGTATTTCGACGAGGCCATGCCCACGACCGGAGGCGGCGGCGGCGGGATCTCGTCGGCGACGAAGGCCGCGACCAAGGCCGCCGACGCGTTCGCGGCCGCGCAGGAGCGGCTCAAGGCCAAGGTCGACGCGGCCCGCAAGTCCACGCAGGACGCGATCAGGACGTTCGACGACTACGCGGCCAGCGCCTCCGACGCGCTCTCGTCCAAGCTGAGCATCGGCACCGCCGTCGACGTGTTCAACCAGCGGGCCGACGACGTGAAGACGGCGCTCAAGAACCTCGTCGACTACCAGGCGACCCTGTCGGACGAGCAGACCGACGCGGAGAAGAAGAAAGTCGAGGAGCTGCAGGCGATCTACCGGGGCGCGCAGGAGCAGGCAGCCGTCGGCGGCGCGAGCATCGTGGACACGTTCGTCGCCCAGGCGCAGAAGGTGTCCGAGTTCGGGCGGAAGATGCAGCAGCTCCTCGCGGCGGGCCTCAACGAGACCTCGTTCAAGGAGATCTCGTCGATGAGCCTCGAGCGCGGGATGCAGACCGCCGACGCATTCCTTGACGGCAACATTTCCGAGAACATCCGGCGCACCAACGAGGCCGTCGGCAGCGTGAAGAACGTCGCCGACGCCGTCGGCCTGGACGCGGCCAAGCAGTTCGCGACCGTCGGCATCCAGATGGCCATCTCGATGATCCAGGCGCTGCTGGAGAGCATCAAGCCGACCGGAACCGGCCGCAAGGCGCTCCTCGCGATGATGGATGATCTCGCCGCCTCACTCAACCGGACCTCGTACATCACCATCGTCACGACGAACGCGGACGGCGGCAGCGCCACGTCCTACACCGGCGGCGCGCCCGGGGAGTCCGGATCGCTCACGCCGGAGGAGCAGGCGAACCTCGACCTCTACCTCGCCGGCGGCATCGGAGGGATCAGCGGCTTAGCGGGCGGCGGCCTTGCGACGGGAACGTTCCTTGTCGGCGAGGCAGGGCCGGAGATCATGAGCATCGGCTCGCGCAGCGCGTACGTCACCCCGAACTCCGCCCTCGGCGGCGGCAACAACTACTCGATCACGGTCAACGCCGGGGTCGGCGATCCGCGCATGATCGGGCAGCAGGTCGTCCAGTACATCAAGCGGTTCGAGCAGGCGTCCGGTCCCGTGTTCGCGAGCGCCTGATGGCGACGCGCGTCCAGATCGCCTTCAACCTCAGCGCGAACGGCGTCGGCTCCTACTTCACCTTGGACGACGCGACGAAGGGCGTCCTCGACAACGCGACCTACAAGCTCGGCGGCGACGTCCTCGTCGATGTCACGAGCAAGGTCCGCAGCGTGCAGGTGCGGCGCGGGCGGTCGCGGCAGCTCGAGCGGTTCACCGCCGGGAATGCGAACGTCGTGCTCGACAACCGCGACCGGGCGTTCGACCCGCTCAACACCGCGAGCGCGTACTACGGCAGCATCCTGCCGGGCAAGCAGGTCGTCATCGACCGCGACGGCGCGACCATGTACACCGGCGCGATCTTCGACTGGAACTTCGACTACGACCTGAGCAACGACTCGACCGCGCAGGTGTCGGCGGTCGACGGCCTGTCGCTCATCGCCCAGCAGACCCGCACGGCCGGCACGGCGACGTCGCAGCTCACCGGGGCGCGCGTGTCCGCCGTCCTGACCGAGGTCGGGTGGCCAGTCGCGCAGCGGTCGATCAGCGCCGGGCAGGCCACCCTCGACGCCGACGTCGTCGCACCCGACACCAACGCGCTCGCCTACCTCTCACAGGTCGCCGACGTGTCCGAGCCCGGCGCGATCTTCATCGGCAAGACGGGCCTCGCGACGTTCCGCGACCGGGCCGACCTGCAGGCATTCACCAGCGGCCTGACGTTCGGGATCGGCGGCATCCCGGTGCAGGAGATCCGCGTCGACTACGGCGCCGAGCAGCTCGCCAACGCGATCTCCGTGACGTACACGGCAGGCACGGTCGTCGCCGGCACCGCGACCGCAGACGACGCCACGTCACAGGCCGCGTACGGCGTCGTCGACAAGTCGATCGCGACGTTCCTGTCGTCGTCCGCGCAGGCGTCCGCCCTCGCGACGTGGCAGCTCGGCCAGTACAAGGACCCGGTCTACCGCTTCGACGCGATCACGGTGAACCTGTTGCGCCTGTCGTCCAGCGAGGCCGCGCAGGTGCTCGCCCTCGAGCTCGCTGACGTCGTCCTCGTCACCTGGACGCCGAACAGCGTGGGCTCGGCGATCAGCGAGTACGTGGGCATCGAGCAGATCGAGCATGCGATCTCCCCGGACACGCACACGGTCACGTTCACGCTGTCGCAGGCGGCCCTCGGCTTCGTCCTCGACTCGGCGACGTTCGGCGTCCTCGACACTTCGCTTCTCGGCCTCTAGCACAAAGGGAGCATCATGGTCAGTTTCACCGCGGGCGCCGTCCTCACGGCCGGCTCGCTCAATTCGGCGTTCAACGCGCTGACGATCCGAACGGTCACCGCGACGACCGACACCCTCGTCCTCGCCGACAACGGCGGCGGGGTGACCTACTCGAACGCCAGCGCGACCACGTCGACGATCCCACCGAATGCTTCGGTCGCGTTCGCGACGGGGACGAAGATCGTCCTCATCAACCTCGGGGCCGGTGTCGTCACCGTCACGGCAGGCGCTGGAGTCACCGTCAACGGTGCGACCCTCACCCTCGCGCAGAACACCGGCGGGACATGCATAAAGACGGGCACGAACACTTGGTCGTTCCTCCCTTTTTCTAATGGTGGCGCTGCAGCTGTGATCAGCAGCACCACCGGGTCCCCGACGATCACGACAGACGGCACCGCGACCGTGTACAAGTTCACGGGTGACGGAACGATGGTCATCAGCAGTGCAGGCCTTGCGACACTGCTCCTCGTCGGACCGGGCGGGGGAGGTGGCGCAGGCGGTAACGGCGGGGGCGGTGGTGGTGGCGCTGTCGTGGCACCCGGGCAGGTACTCCTCGACGTCGGAACACTGACCATCAAGGTGGGGGCGGGTGCGGCCGCAGGGGACCCAGGCACCATCGGCGGCGTCACGATGGCCACGACCCTGAACACGAACGCGATTGGCGGCGGTGGCGGGGGCGGCGGAACGACCTCGAGGACGGGCCTCATCGGTGCGACGACGGGGGGCGGTAGCGGCGCCAACTCGGCACAGGCAGTCCGGTACGGGACACTCGGATACCAAGGCGGCAATGGAGCGACCTCGGTCGGTGGTGGCGGCGGCGGCGCAGGCGCGGTAGGCGCCAATGCCGTGGCATCGACCTCGGGAGGCGCGGGCGGCGCCGGCGTCGCCAGTTCGATCACTGGGACATCGGTCACGTACGGCGGTGGCGGCGGCGGCGGCGCTACCACCGGATCGGCTGGCGCCGGTGGCTCGGGCGGTGGCGGCGCGGGAAGTGCGAGCGCGGCAGCGGCAACCGCAGGGACAGCGAACACTGGCGGCGGCGGGGGCGGAAACGGCAGCGGCACCGGCGGCGCTGGCGGGTCAGGCGTGTTCATAGTGAGAGTGGGTTAGTGGTGGCACATTACGCACGAATAAGCGACGGCATCGTGATCGACATTCACCTACTGGCGAATGCCGTCATCGAGGACGATGACGGGATCCAGCGCGAGGAACTTGGGCAGGTATTTCTCGCCAACTTGTGGGGCGGCGAGCCGAGCGAATACGTCCGTACCTTCTACCCGGTCAATCAGCCGAACCCGTATCCGCGAGGCTGCTACGCCGGCATCGGGTACTCATACGATCCGGTGGCTGATGTCTTCGTTCCTCCGGCTGCATCAGCGCCATGATGCTCCTACGGCTGCCGGACGACGTGCAAGCGGGCTGGGCTGAGGACACCGAATATGACGACTGACTAGTCGATTCAGTTTCAACAGCACGCACCCGTCCCGCCGACCCAGAGGATGACCATGCCCGAATGGATCGACACGCCTGCCGAGGCCCTCGTCATCCTCTCCCTCGTCTCCGTCGTCCTCGCCGGGCTGCTCTGGCTCATGAGGGCGCAGGCCGCGATGGCGAGGGAGATGAAGCCCAACGGCGGCACATCGATCCGTGACGCGCTCAACCGCATTGAGGACGGGCAGGCCGAGATCAAGTCGGACGTCCGCGACGTGCGCGCCCGGATCGACGGTCACATCGACTGGCACATGGACAACTAGCCGGGCATCACGCTCGGCAGGAGCCAGAAGGCAAACCAGGCACCGAGCACCAGCAGCGAGCCGACCCGCGCGACGTTCCACGCCAGAACCGTTCGGCCCGTCCGCGCCTTGTCTGGCGCCATGAAACTCGCCACCAGGACGATCACGGCGACCGTGCCCACGAGGCCCGCTATCCAGCCCCCGATGCTCATGGCCTGACGCTAGCGCGCGGCCGCACCTGATGGAGGAACCATGCCAAAGCTCGACCCGAGGCAGCGCAAGGCCGTCTATGACGTCAGCACCGCGCTCGCGTCGATCGCCGTCGTGTTCGGCGCGATCAGCGACGATCAGGCGAGCCGCATCGTCGCCGCCGTCGCGCTGCTCCTCTCGGCCGGCGCGACACTACTCGCCCGCGCGAACGTGCCGCGGCCCTGATGCCGAGCACCATCAGCGGGCACCCGGCCATCACCAAGGCATGGAACCCGATGCTGCGCCGCGCGTACGTGCCGGGCCGTCCGATCTGGATCAGCGTCCACCGCTCCTACGCGCCGCTGTTCCTCCGGCTCGCCGTGCTCCTCGACCAGGTCGAGCCGCTGCGCGCACGGAACACCTGGTCCTACGCCTACCGCCCGCCCCGAATGGGCGAGGGCGTGTCCGACCACGCCGGCTACGCGATCGACTGCTGGAGCGACGGCATCGGCACGCACACGTGGCCGTCGAAGATGCCGGCCGCGCAGGCCGCGAAGATCAGCGCGATCCTCCAGGGCTTCAGGACTGCCGACGGGCGCCTCGTGTTCGGCTGGGGCATCTGCAAGGACTCGCCCGGCGTCGACTACCCGATCACCTACAGCAAGCACGCCTCAAATGATCCGATGCACTTCTTCATCGCTCCGGGCATCGCCACGAAGGACGCGGCCGCCGTGATCAAGGCGATGCGCATCGCGTCCGACGGGACGATCAAGCCAGCCCGACCATGACGAAGCCCCCCGCCCTCGAGTGAGGACGGGGGGCTGCTTCGTCGTTACGCCTTCAGGTCGACGACCTCAACGCGGACTGCGAGCTGCTCGAAGTCGGCGCGCATCTTGCCGAACTTCTTGAGCGACGTCGACAGGGTCGCGAACGGGATCTCGGTCTTCGGCATGGTGAGGCTGAACACGACGACCTTGGACTTCTTGCTTGACTTGCTCATTGTGGTGCTCCCTTCGGCTGCGGCCCGGTGCCGCACGGAGAGCCACCGAGTCGATGGCCTACCGAACGGCACCCCCGGCGAGGGAGGTGCTCCTGCGTGGTGCGCTGCGAGGTGTCGATCCTCGCGAGGCCGCCGGGCCAGCGCGGGTGGTGCTACTTTCCGAGGGCCGTCCGTACCGTCGTGCGGTTTACGCCAAGCAGCTCCGCGATGCGGACCTCGGACAGCCCCGCCTCCGCTGCCGCGCGGACTGCCTCGTATGCGGTCCCGGCGATCTCCCTCTCGCTTTCGCGGCTTGCGTCCCACGCCGCTCCAACGACCTGGAGCCGCAGCGTCGCATCGGTGATCTGCCATTCATTCCGGACGACCTGGTCAAGCAGCGCCGCCATTGCCTCAATGCACTGGTGACCTTCCCACCCGGCCAGGTAGCCCTCGGCGGCCTCGTTGGCGCTGAGGTAGACCTTGAGCGATTGCAGGTCGTGACCGAGTGCCTGCCGTGCGTCGTCCAGCGTGGCGTCGTCTGCAAGGTCGCTGCCGACATCTGACTGAGCGACGAGGCTGACGAAGTCCAGCTCGTCCAGTGCGACCCAGCAACGTGCAGGGAGGCGGTGCGGGGTCTCAACGACGAACACGGTCATGG